TGCCCTCCCGGGCATATCCACTCGATCCTAGTAAGGTCGAGTCCGGTGATTAGCCGGCCATGGTTGGAACCCATTATCGTTCCGCCGAACCCTGTTATGAGGGCAATCGGGATGGAGGGGTATAAAGCCTCCACGAAGATTGCCGTAAATAACTAGGTCTGGGTTACATACTCCTTCCATTTAAGGTTGGACGTATGTAACTACGGTCCGAATAGGTTCCGCTTCTGGTTAGAACCAGCGTATATCACCCTAACTTATGAGAATTAACAAACAAATCTTGCGATTTATTTCGTTTCTTCCCAAACAGTTAGGCTGAATCCGGGGTTTCGTTAACCCCGGAGTCGCTCCAGGGGAATTTGACTTCTTAATCCACTCAATATTTAGAGTCTTTAAGACTCGAGGTATTGATGCTGGGATTGCTTTTGTTAAGGCAATCCGAGGGAATCTATTGAATTACCTTTCAGGTAATCCAATTAAGATTCCTGGAGTAAGAGTCACCTCTTCTGGAATACCCAAGGCTCTAGGGCCTCTAGTTAAATATATAGAAAAGGGTGCTTCTCCAGCTTTGCTGCAGTTCATCCTTACTATATTATTTTCAACTAGAAGCCTGAAAAGTCGTCCTGAACTAAAGATCAAACCTATTGAGGAACCTTCGAAAAGAAGTGATTCTTCATTAGAGTTTGGTCGTTTTAGTAAGGACTTCTGAAGAGAGCTTGGGTATCTCCATAAAGGTCATATCCCCCGCCGTCTACGATTCAGAAGATTTCACTTTACGACTAAGACAGGACCATTTGGTCATGCCTTAGCCTCCTGGGTGGATGATCTTCTCAGTTTACCTAACCAGTTAACTGAGGCTATCAAAACCCTAGGAGGGGTGAAATTGACTGAATTTATAGATGCGGCCCTGGCCAATCGTGATATCCTCGAGGGTCTTCGTCAAGAGTATAAACTTGTTAAATCAGGTTTTCCTCTTAGACGTTTATCCTATTTTGCGGATAAAGAAGGAAAGTCTAGAGTAATCGCTATAATGGATTACTTTAGTCAAACAGTCCTAAAAGGACTGCATTCCTATCTTTTTTCTGCATTAAGGAAGATTCCTCAGGATATGACTTTTGACCAGGGGGCTTTTAAGAACCGCATAAAAGATTGAGAGGTCTTCTACAGTGTTGATTTATCATCAGCAACTGATAGATTTCCAATCGATCTTATATGTGATGTTCTCAAAGGCCACCTTCCTACTACCTATGTGGATGCATGGAGACACATTATGGTAGGCTACCCATTCAAAGTTCCGACTGAAGATAGAGTAATCTATTATTCAGTTGGGAACCCGATGGGGGCCTACTCATCTTGAGCCTCTTTTGCAATCGCACATCATTACTTGTTTTATATGATTGCCCGAGAGCAGAACAAGAGTTGAAAAACTCTTAAGTATGTTCTCTTGGGTGATGATATATTAATAGGTGATGATGAGGTAGGAAAAAGGTATTTAGAGGTGATAGACGCCCTTGGTGTGGAAGTCTCCTTAGCAAAAACTCACATTAGTAAAACTACATGTGAGTTTGCGAAGAGATGGATACACAAAGGTGTCGAAATATCCCCTGTACCAATATCTGCATTAAAAGGATGTGGTAAGAAGTATTATCTTCTTACTTCTTTCCTTATGCAGTTAGAGGGAAAGGGATATGTCATTGATTCATACCAGAAGGTGGTCCAGGACTTCTTCAGTAAGATTTATCCTCATAGACGTTCTTTTAGAAGAACTCTTGGGGATAAAGCTTACATGGTTGAACAGATAATAAGAATTATCTGAGGAGGGTCAGCGGCTTACCATCTCAATGAGATAAGTAAGGCACTGAAGATCCCCTTAACTATAGTTTCTGACGTCACCGCGAATAAACTTCTCGGTGAAGTCAGTCTAAAGTTATTCAACCAGAGTGATCCTACTAGAAGCGCAGGGGGGAAACCCCTTGGGCTTTTAGCGGAAAACCTCGTTATTTATTTAACGGGGTTACTCGAAGAGAGACCTGAAGCCATGACTTTTCTGGAGAACCCCATGTTGCATGCCTACGGATCTATCGAACAGAGTTATCTTGATTTAATCAAGATGACTCGTTCGGGTCAATTCGTAGGAGCCACTGGTCAATGACCTCTTGTTTTGAAGTCAATGGCCGTTCCTCTGTCTGATGAATTATTCATCAGCAGAGAAAGTGACGTAAATGCATTAGGGGCTTCCAGAATAGGTAAAATGGTTGAGCAAGCCCTCAGAGATAATTTATCTCTGGGTGGCTATGCTAAAGAGATTCTTTATTAAGAATTTCGATAGCAGTGCTTTTCCATTTTATACCCACCAGGGGAATCACCCCTGGAGGAGCCAGCCTTACCGTGAGGTAAGGACTTCCTGGGAGTTTAAGC